AAAAAGGACGAGTAATGGCTGCAAAGAAAATGTATGGATCATCTAGGGCATTTACGGAAGGACATCTAGAAGTTATTGGAGATCAGTCTGAAAAGACCAATCCTTCTCCTGCGCCCCTAAGTGCTAAACAGTTAGCATCCTATGCTACGCAACGAGCGCAGAATGCTGTACCTTGGGCAGAAAGAAAGAGTAATGATATACACGCTCAAGATCCATCCTTTAAAGCTAGACTTAGTAGATGGGAATCTAACCAAGGCGGTAATAATATACATGGTAGTCCAAAACCAGTATACTATGGCAAAGATCGTGGTGGTAATGAATATCAGTCATACAATCAAGGGGGTGGTGGACGAGGTGGGCAAGGTGGTGCGCCAACAGGTAACTCCGCTGCTAACCGAGTAAATCAAGGTAGATGGGCAGATGATCGTGATGGAAGTCCTCTTTCTAGGAGAGATCAATTACTCTATGATAGAAAGCAAAGTGGAGAACTTACAAAGAGACAAAAAGCAGATCAGAAGATAGATCAATACGCTGCAAACCAACCATTAGCTAGGAATGAGCTACAAGAAGGCATTAAAGGTAATTTTGGTTCTCTAGGAAATTTCTTCAATAAAGATGATTAAAAAGAAATGTGTTGAGAAAGTAGGAGTCAATGACTTCAAGGATAGTCTAGGGAGATATAGAACCTCCTCTTTATTCTATGAGTATGCCCAGAAAGGGCTAACACCCTTATGGACTGTTCAAGATCAAACTAGAGTGGTAGGGGATATAACTTACCCATCACTGAAAGTACTCTATATGGATATGGATCACATTCCCTATAGTGAATATGAATTTGCAGAGATACATTTCGGAAGTTGGGATCATTGGGATAGACTGTCGAATGATAGTAATAAAAATCTAGTATCTCTATTTGCCTCTTGGAGAGAGGAAATGGAAGTCAAGCTTAGAGCATCTGCCCTAAAGCAAATAATTAAAGAAGGTAAGTCTGGGGAAGGTGCTTCCTCATTGGCTGCTGCTAAGTATATCGCTGAGAAAGGATATGAGAAGAAGGCAGGTAGACCATCTAAGGCAGCCATCGCTAAAGAAACTAAAGTACAATCAGGCATAGCTCAATCTCTTATAGATGATGCTGCTAGGATTGGTCTGGAAGATGAACCCACGAAACTACATTAACCATAAATAAAAGGAAATAAAATGAGTATTAATATAAGTGATAGAGATAATCTACCAGTTAAATATAAAGCAGTAAATATATCTTCTTCAGGGGCTAATGCTTTAATAGCAGCAGTAACAGGAAAAAAGATTCGAGTACTAGCTCTACAAGCACAATCAATTACAGCAGTCTCCTTTAATCTAGAGAGTGCTACTACTGACATATCAGGAGTAATGGCTCTAGGTGCAGCAGGGATAGGTGGAGTAACCCTTCCAATGTCATTCCCTTATGGATGGTGCGAAACCGCAGAAGGTGTAGCTCTTAATGGCACACTTAGTAGTGGAGTCGCAGTTGGTGTTACCATAGTTTATATTGAAGTATAAGTAGGTATGCCATATACCACTAATGGGAAAAGGGATTACAAGAGGGAACTTGCCCGTGAAAAATCACACAAACCACAACGAGTTAAACAAAGAGGAGCTAGAAACACAGCTAGAGCGCAAGCAGGTCTCAAAGTCGGAGATCCCAGAGAGGCTGACCATAAGAGGCCACTTAGCTCTGGCGGAAGCAACGCACGCTCGAATGTTAGAGTTGTTAGCCGAAAAACAAACGCAAATAAAGAAGTAGCTCGTAAAAGGAGAATGGCTCGTGGCTAAAACACGTTGGGATGATCCAAGTAATCAAATGCCTAAGAAAAAAAGAAAGCAAGAATATCCTGATCCAAAGAATCTAAAAAATCCTGTACTGAAGGGTACTAAGGATTTAAAGAATATTAAACCTCCTGTCTTCAAGAAGGAAAAACAAGGGGCTTTGCTTCATATTGTTAAAAACAAATTACCTAAAAAGAAAACTTAATGGCTAAACTTACATTAAATACTATTGTAGCGGGATATAAAGCAACTACTGCCTTAAATTCTAATAGTGCTGCCACAGCAACAGCAATGGAAAAGACTCTATCCAGAGACGGCACAGGCCCAAATACTATGACAGCAGATCTGGATATGAATGGTAATAGCATTCTTAATTCAGCAAATGCTTTAGGAGCAGTTACCTCCATTTCTGTTACCGCCCCTATAACTAAATCAGGAACTAGTACACCAACAATAGCAATATCTGCATCAACAGGCTCGGCTGCGGGATCAATGTCAGCAGCAGATAAAACAAAACTTAATGCTATCTCAGGTACTAATACTGGAGATCAGACTACTGTTTCAGGCAATGCAGGAACAGCTACATTAGCTACTAATGTTACTACCAATGCAAACTTGACGGGTCATATAACTAGCTCTGGTAACGCAGCGGTATTGGGTAGTTTTTCATCTGCTCAATTAAAAGCTGCATTAAGTGACGAGAGTGGATCTGGTGCTGCCGTATTCGCAGAAAGCCCTTCCTTAGTAACTCCTGCCCTCGGAACACCCGCTTCAGGAGTGGCAACTAATCTGACAGGAACGGCATCCAATCTTACAGCGGGTACAGTAACCACTAATGCTAACTTAACAGGTCATATAACTAGTAGTGGCAATGCAGCAGTATTAGGTAGCTTCACTTCAGCACAACTAGCTACCGCACTAACTAATGAGACGGGATCTGGTGCTGCCGTATTTGGCACTAGTCCTAGTATAGCAAGTCCAACTATGACGGGGACAGTAACAGTTCCCACCCCAAATAATAATACTGATGCTGCTACTAAGGCGTATGTAGACACAATCAAACAAGGATCTATTGATATTAAGGATTCTGTTAGACTTGCCTCAACAGCTAATATAGCAATAGGTTCAGCATTAACTAATGGTTCTACTATTGATGGAGCTACGGCTGCAACGGGTAATCGGGTATTATTAAAAAATCAATCAGATGCTTCTGAGAATGGCATATATGTTGTAGTAGGATCTGGTACAGCTTCTAGATCAACAGATGCTAATTCAAGCGCACTAGTAACCAATGGGATGTATACTTTTGTATCAGAAGGTAGTGTATCTAATGCTACTGGTTATGTTCTAACAACTGTTGATCCCATTAATCTAGACACAACTAATTTAACCTTCACACAGTTTAGTGGTGCAGGACAAATTGATGCGGGTGCGGGGCTAACTAAGACAGGTAATACACTTAATGTAATAGGCACGGCGGGAAGAATTGTTGCTAATGCAAATACAGTTGACATAGGCTCTGCTGTTGCACTAGTAGCAAGCCCTCTATCTCAATTTGCTGCTACATCATCAACCCAATTAAAAGGTGTTCTCTCGGATGAGACAGGTAGTGGCTCGGTTGTATTTGCTACAAGTCCAACTCTAGTGACACCTGTTTTAGGGGTTGCAGCCGCTACATCTATAGCGGTTGGTGCTAGTGCAATTTTAGCAAAAAATCATACTTTGGGCGCAGGAACGGCAGTTGTGGCAGGTGGGTCTGACGGAGCAGCAGAAGCTATTATTGAAGGGGCAAACATCCCTCTGACTAATAGTTTTGGCAATCTAAATATCATTTCAAATACAGCACAAGCAGCAAACACTGGCGGTCAAATTGCTTTTGCGGGTAAGTCAACAGACTCAAATAATAAGTATGCAACTTGGGCTGTCATCAAAGGTGCTAAAGAAAACGCAACTACTGGAAATATTGCTAGTTATTTAGCATTTTCAACTCGTGCAGACGGCGCAGGTAACACAGAGAAGATGCGTATTACTTCTGGTGGCGACCTTACGTTGTCAAGTGGCGCAGTTAATCAAACAGTTCATACTGAAGCTGCTCATGCTACTACCAGTGATATATGGACAGGAGGTAATACTTGTTTACTTAGTGGATCAGCAGTCACATTTACTGACATTGCTAATGCACCACAGGCAGGGGCAGTTCGATTTGTAGTTGCGAATGCTGCACATATTATAACGGACAATGCGAATTTGGAGGTTGATGGCTCAGCAAATTATACTTGTGCTGCAAATGACGTACTAATGTTCACAGCTAAAACTACTTCCGCATTTCGAGTCAACATAATTGCTCATGGAGATACAGCAACAGGAGGAGGAGGAGGAGCTACTGGTGGTGGCACAGATGCAGTATTTAATGAAAACTCATTAATAGTAACTACTGATTACACATTGACTACGGGTAAGAGCGCAAATTCTGTAGGGCCAATAACAATTAATAGTGGAAGAACAGTCACGATCCCTTCTGGGGCGAGATGGGTAATTCTTTAAGGAAAATATATGACAGTAACAATAAATGGATCAACAGGTATTGTCGGAGCTACGTGGACTACAGCAGGTAGACCTTCTAGTCCAGCGGTTGGACAGCGTGGTTTTAATACCACAACCAATGCTGCTGAAATATATAATGGAGCGCAATGGAATCCCATGAGTAATGGCTTCTCTGCTACTGGTGGAACTATTACCACCGCAGATGGATACACTATTCACACCTTTTTATCTTCAGGAACATTCACACCCGCCTTTGTTGGCGAAGTTGATTACTTAGTAGTTGCTGGCGGTGGTAGTGGAGGCAAAGGGAATGGTGGTGGTGGTGGCGCAGGTGCATTTTTAACAGCTACTAACTTTGCTGTAGCAGCCACAGGACTTACAGTAACAGTAGGGGCAGGTGGCGCATCAACGAGTAGCGGGAACGGTAACGCAGGAGTTAATTCGGTATTTAGCTCAATCACCGCATTGGGAGGAGGTTTAGGAGGTGGCGCAGGTGCGGTAGGTGGAAATGGTGGTTCAGGTGGTGGTGGTGGCAATGATGGAGGCGGCTCAGATGCGGGAGGAACTAGCGGAACTGGCGGTAATGCAGGTGGCTCAAATGGTGGTGTAACCGGAAGTCCGTGGCCCGGAGGTGGCGGTGGTGGCGCAGGTGCGGTAGGTGCAAACGCAGCAGGTACGACTGCTGGTGCAGGTGGCGCAGGTTTAGCATCCAGTTATAGTGGCGCATCGGTTAGCTACGCAGGTGGCGGTGGCGGTGGAGCATCGTCTGGCACTGCTGGAACTGCATCATTCGGCGGTGGGGCTGGTGGGTTGGGTGGTAGTGGTGCTGCTGGAGCTGGTACTGCGAATACAGGTGGCGGTGGTGGCGGTACTTCAGGAGCAAATTCTGGCGCAGGTGGTTCAGGCATTGTAATCATTCGTTATCGTACAGCGGGTGAACAAGTAATACTTCCTACAGTTGGTACTGTTGGCACAGTGGCTTCAGTTAATATGTTACAGACTCGTACACAAGGAGATTATGTAGCAAGCCCTACTGGCAATGGAACTATAGTAACTCCTCTTAATATAACTTTTACTCCAAAGAAAGCGGGCAATAAGGTTATATTAGAGTTCACAGTAAATGGCGAAGGTAGCCATGAGGTAGGATGGATAGCTACTCGTAATGATGTAAATCTTCCAGATACAACTGATGCTTCTAATAATATGTGGGCTGTAATTACAGCAGGATCATACGATAATGATATAAGTACCACACCTAATACTAGGAGCATTCGTATACTTGATCTTAATACCCTTTCTGTGGAAACCACATATAAGGTACTAGTTAGATCTTCATATAGTTCAGGAACATATACATATAGACTTAATCGCTCACATGGTAGTGCAGGAGCAGATTATGCAGAATCGTTGTTATCTGTAGTTACTGCTACCGAGATATGGACTTAACATAAGGAAAATATGACAATCATAATAGACGAAGCAGAAGGGATTACACACGCCTCATGGACTACGGCAGGTAGACCTGATGATCCTGTAGCAAGTCAGCAAGGATTTAATACTACACTAGGCGTGTCTGAAATATATAACGGGGTAACTTGGACTTCTATGAGTCACACTTTCTCCGCTACAGGGGGAACAGTAACAACAGGTGGTGGTTATACAATACATACTTTCTTATCTTCTTCAACATTCACACCCGCATTTTCTGGGGATGTAGAATATTTAGTAGTTGGTGGCGGTGGTGCGGGTGGAGGTAGCTATCGCGGTGGTGGAGGTGGTGCAGGTGGTTTTACAACAGGAACGGTTGCTGTCTCAGCTACAGCACTTGCCGTAACTATTGGTGCAGGTGGTGCAGGAGTAGCGTATCAGGCAGGTAATGCGGGTAACAGCAGTGGATTTGGTAGCATAACTGCTTCAGGTGGCGGTGGCGGAGGAAAGTATAATACCGTTGCACCACTAGGTAGTTTTGGTGGCTCTGGTGGTGGTACTGGTGGCGAAAGTTCCTCGGCAGGTGCTAAATCTGGGGCTTATGGTAATGATGGTGGTAATGGTGAGAATAGCGCAGGTCAAGTTGGTGGTGGCGGAGGTGGAGCTTCTGCCGTAGGTAAAAATGGAAATGATTCAACGGCAGGTTTACGTGGAGATGGCGGAGCAGGAACATCTAGCAGCATCTCTGGTTCATCAGTTACTTATGCAGGTGGTGGCGGAGGCGGTAACTACGGATCGGGTAATGCCTCAGTAGGTGGTGCAGGTGGCGGAGCAGCAGGTGGTGCAGGTAATTCTCCTTATGTAAATGGACCTGCTGCAACTGCTAATACAGGAGGCGGTGGCGGTGGAGCTTCTGGTACGGATGGAGCTTATGGTATTGGAGGAACAGGTGGATCGGGTATTGTAATTATTCGTTACCTAACATCTAAAGAAATTAATCAAGAAACAACCCCTCTTAAACAGATAATGATAGTACACCATCAACTGCCACTAGCAACACATGGTGGTAATAGTCTTGCAGGAGTTAATATAAGAGACTTAAACACTGTTCAGTTCAGTAATCTTGTAGGAGCTAGTTTAGCTTCAAAGCGAGTTACTCTAACTGCCGGAACATATCACATGAGAGGATGGGCGGGGTTGTACAGAGCAAATAATCATAAGGCTTATATATATGACGTTACTAATACAAAGTTAGCTATAGCAGGTTCAAGTGAACATTCTTGGGAGACTGATGCAACAACATCAAGCTCCATGATTAATGGGGTTATTACTACCACGGGAACTACAGTGTTTGAATTAAGACACGCTATTACTTCTGCCGTTTCAACCACCGCGCTTGGAACGAATAGAAACTTCGAGGCAGCAGGAGCAGAAGTTTATGCAGAATTAGAAATTACAAGGATAGCATAATATGGCTACAACAGTCGAAACAGATGCAACAACAACAACATTAAAAAACAATGGTACAGCCTATATAAGTGTAGATACTAATGAGAATGTAACTCTGGCTCATCCTTTAGCTGTAGCAAGTGGTGGTACAGGGGTTGCAAGTAATGCAGGTAAAATATTACAGGTTGTTAGTACAACTAAAACTAGTACTTTTTCCTCTGCCACTGAAAATGCTTGGACTGATATTACTGGAATGACAGTTAGTATCACCCCATCAAGCTCCTCAAGCAAGGTAATGGTTATAGTTAGTTTGCAGTCTGGTGGTGGTGGAAATAATTACTCAAGAGGTCTATTACTAGTGAGAGGCTCAACGGCAATATGTCAAGCTGATAGTGGAACAGGACATGAGGCATCTGCTGCTGTTGGTAAAACTCAGGATCAACTAATGGACTCAGCATCTATAACCTTTCTCGACAGCCCATCAACTACTAGTGCAACTGCTTATAAAATCCAGTTTTTCTCACCAACACCCTCATCAACAGGATTTAAAATGAATACACCACATACAGCAGATACTAACTCATTTAATGGCGCGTCAACAATAACAGTTATGGAGATAGGAGCATGAGACATTTAGCAATTTTCAACACACACGCAACTGTAGTAACTATTGATGGTGATATAGATGCTACTGATAAGGATGGTAATGTAGTTACATTAGATGAAAGTTTAATTGCGACAGAAATTAAACGACTGCAAGCTAAATATGATGCTTTGGCTTATCAAGAGCTAAGAGTAAGAGAATATCCGCCTATAGCTGACTACTTAGACGGCATCGCCAAAGCTGATGATCTTCAGGTGCAGAAGTACATTGATGATTGCTTGGCTGTAAAAGCTAAATATCCTAAAGGAACTTAATGGCAAAATTAACATTAACAGATGTAACTACTGGCTATCAATCTACTGCTGCGGTTAATGCTAACAATGCTTTAGTAGAAGCAGCTATAGAGAATACTATTTCTAGAGATGGTACTGCCCCAAATACAATGACGGGTTCATTGGATATGAATGGACAGAATATACTTAATCAAGGTAATCCATACTCTATTGTAGGATGGGAGTGGGAAGGGCCGTGGCAAACTTCCACTGTCTATTCCACGGGAGATGTTATTGAAACAGGTGGGTCTACTTATATTTGTATTGTAGCACATACATCAGGTACATTTAGTACAGATTTAGGTAATACAAAATGGCAGTTAGTAGCTACTGCATCATTACCTTCACAAACATCACAGAGTGGTAAATATTTAACAACCAATGGAACTGTTGCATCTTGGGGAACTATCACTATCCCAGTACCAATTCCTGCGGGTACTGTTATGTTATTTTGGCAAGCCAATGCACCAACAGGATGGACTAAAATAACTTCCCAGAACGACAAAGCATTTAGAGTGGTATCAGGAAGCGGTGGAGGAACGGGTGGAACAGTAGCTTTTGAAACAGCCTTCGCTAGTCACACTCCAAGTGGTACAACTAATGCTATTTCACTTACAATAGCACAGATGCCCGCCCATACACATACTGGCGGTACTGGGCAGTCTCATTCTAATGATCCAGAATCAGGGGCAGCTATGAAAGTTGGTAATTCTGCTAATACAACCCCTACTGCATCAACTGGTGGCGGAGCAACACATAGTCATGCCTTTACTGGGAATGCAATAAATTTAGATGTTTCATATATTAACATAATTTTATGCAGCAAGGATAGCTAATGGATGTCGTTACAGGGGACTGTCCTCTAGGAGCAAAGTGTGAAGAGCTAAAGGAAAAGGATGGAAAACCTATTATCGTGAGATGTCCTTGGTATATAAAAGTAACTGGTAAAAATGTGAATACAGGGGAAGACACTGATGATTGGGGTTGTGCAATTGCATGGATGCCCGCCTTATTAATTAACACTGCAAATGAAGCTCGTAAAGGAGCATCAGCTACAGAGAGTTTTAGAAATGAAATGGTTAATGATAACGCAAAAACTAGAGAAATATTGTCTACTCCTTTCAATTCAAGAGTAAGGATAATAGATGAGTAAAGAACGTAGTTGGGCAATGGAATGGTTGGTTAATCAACCTGCACACTGGGCTACAGCCTTTGTACCCGCATTATTAATACTATGGCAACCATTGTGGTTTGTCTGGTTAGTAATACTATTCCCTTTAAGCAGGGAGTATTATCAGCATGGAAGGAAAGTAACAGTATGGAGAAGGGATTTATGGTTCGCTTATCTCGGTATTCCATGCGCTTATGTAGTATATTTTATAGGGATTTATTATGTTGAATTGGCTTAAAGCAAGACTTAAAGAAAAGAGTACTCAAACAGCAGCAGTTGGTGCGTTAGTTTGGGGTGCAGCACACTTTGGACTAGATCTAACAGTAGAACAACAGCTACAACTAACCACTGTCATAGCATTTGTATTTGGCTTGGTTGTTACTGCTATTAAAGAACAAGGCTCAGAAGCATAGATGGATATAATGGTATATGTGCTATTAGCTTATACAGTTGTCCTTGGCGGGATGTATGGATGGAGACAATATACAGCCCGTCAGCGGGATGTTGCTATAAAGGAACTTGCAGGTTTAGAAGCACTGGGTAAGTATCAATCGGATACTAGTATTAAAATTGATAAACATAATGATAAACTTAAAGAGGAACTTGATGAGAAATTTAACAATGCTATTGACCATATTGATGCTGACAGGGTGTCAAACGCTTCTCGCCCCCGCAATTTGTCCAGATCCATTGAGCAGCTTTCCCGAAGTGAATTACTCAAACGATTGAGTAAAGCAGAGACAGCTTTAAAGATAATACACGAATGGAGAAATAGAGTCCGTGGGTAATACTAAGATGGATCAGATTAGGGTATTGGCGGAGAATAGCTTTATCTCCTTTGTGAGATTAGTTGCTCCGCACCTCCTAATAGGATTAATCCATGAGGAGTTAATGCAATGGCTTACAAGACAGGATGCAAAGCCTAATAGACTTGTTCTACTGCCTCGTGGTCACATGAAAAGTAAACTTGCTGCCTATTATACTGCGTGGAAGATAACAAAAAATCCTGCCATTACAGTATTGTATATATCAGCAACAGCACCTTTAGCAGAAAAACAATTATATCAGATTAAGTTAATCTTAGATAGTGAAATCTATGCAAGATATTGGCCTGAGATGTTAAATACAGAAGAAGGAAAAAGAGAGAAATGGGCTGTAGAAGAAATATGTGTAGATCATCCACTCAGGAAAAGAGAGGGTGTTAGGGACAGTACGGTTAAAGCTAATGGAATTACTGCTAATGTTACTGGTTTTCACGCAGACTTGGTGGTTTTGGATGACTTGGTCGTACCTAATAATGCCTACACTCAGGATGGTAGGGACAAAGTAGAAGCCCTATATTCTCAACTCGCATCAATTGAAAATCCTAATGCAGAAGAAGTAGCAGTAGGAACTAGATATGATCCTAGAGACATTTATAGTAACTTTATTAGTATGCAAGTTACTGTCTATGATGACGAAGGAAATGAAGCAGATACAGACAATGTATATGAAGTCTTTGAACGGGAAGTAGAGACAGAGGGAGAGTTTCTGTGGACTCGAAAACAAAGAAAGGATGGACAATGGTTTGGGTTTAATCAGAAAATACTTGCAGGAATTAAAGCTAAGTATTTAATACCTGAACATTTTTATGCACAATATTATAATAATCCTAATGCTGTAGGAAGTGGAGGCATTAATCCAGAAAAGTTCCAATATTATGAACCTAGACTTTTAACAAAGAATGGTGACTATTGGTTTATGGCTAGAGAGAAA